GCACAAGAACCGGACAAAAAGATAATATTAATTTAAGTGCTGGTTTCTCTGCTACTTGGTCACGTCCATTAGACCGAAAGTTACAAGAACAATGTAAAGAAGCAGCAGCAACACAAATTTCTCTGCAGCAACAACTGACTGCTAACAAGAGACTTGACTTTGAATTGGCTCGTCTCAAGACCTGTGGAAATTTAATGAAAGAGGGTATTATGTTTACTCCTGGCACAGAGATGGCAAAGTTATGTGCTGATGTAACTGTGATGAATAAGACAGCGATTGCTCCACACCGTCATTCTATTCCTACTTCCTCAGGTCCCGCTGCAACTGGCGTCTCTCAGAAACAGACAACACCTCCTCAGTAGAACCCACTTTATCTTTTAATTTCTTAATAACTTTCTTGACCGCAGGTTTAATTAACTTTAGTAATAATTCTGCTAGTGGTTTACCAAAGACTGCTGCTGTTGCTGCTGCGACGGCAATGGTAACTGTTGTTGTTACTTCCTCTGCTGATGGTAGATACTGCTCTACAAATGTTGGTTCTTCTACTATCTCTATTGCTTCTTCTTTCTCCTCTTCTGCTGTTACGATAGGAACAGTTGGTTGAGGAGTTTTTATTGGTGTCTTTGGTAGTTCTGGTGTCTTTGGTGGTTCTAAATCAAGTTTAGGTGCTTCTGCAAGAGGTTCTGGTGGACCTGTAAGGGTCATCTGATTGGGGTCATAATCTGGTGGATTAAAAGACGGTACATCCCCATCACAGAAAGTTACATTGCCATTTGGATCATTGATGGCATCATCTAAATTAACCTCTACACAACCAGGAACATTAACAATAGGAGTGCCTATCGTAACCGTAACGGGAACAGGAACATCTTTAACAATTGGTTCGGGTAATCCTGTAAAGACACTTCTGACTGGTGGTATTCCGATTTCCCTAATAGAATCAATTCTTACATTTACATTACGAATTTCAGGCATTAGTCTTTAAAGAGATTAGAAATAGCAGTGAAAAGATGAAAGAAAATCACATACAAGAAAAACTTATCTTGATTATCGTTTTTCTTTCTTGCTGGAGATCTAGCCATAGTCTAACAAAAGCAAATTATGTTATTATTTAACAACTTTTAATCAAAAAGGAATTACCCCACCAGTTTTGTTAGGAACTTCTGGCACTTCAGGCATTTCGGGAAGTGCTGCATCAACAATACCAGGTAGTGCTTCTGTGATTGCTTTCGTGACTTGCTCTGTTGCTTTTTTACGAATATCTTCAATCATTGCATCTTTATTCAGATAAAGATAAGCACCACCACCAACTACTGATAGTGATACAAGTCCTGAAAGAAGTGCGATTGTGTTAATTACTTTCTGCATTTTGTTCTCCGTATGCTAATGGATAAAGTTCATCCAATATTTTAGTTAATCTGTCATATTCAGAACGATAATATGGATTACCTGCCATATTCTTTTGATATTTTCTCACAATGGTAAAAACGTCTTGCCACTGCTTTTGATCCATATCACTCTACCAAGGTTCCGTGTGCTCTACGAATCTCACGAAGTTCCTCAAAGTTCTTTTGTTTAGTACCACCATCGTATGCCCAGGCATATCCTTCTTCAATCATCTGCTCATTCAACGATGTCTCTGCATCTCCAATATATAACCAACCAAGAAGGCGACCATACTTACCCATACCACCAACAAGTTCAGTTCTAATGACGAGATCATCGTCTCCATCGATAGCACCTTCTAGTTTTTCTTTCATCCAGTAAGTAGCATCGAGACCTAGTGCCTTCTCTTCATCATCTCTAGTTCTCTTCTCTGGCGTATCAACGCCTGCAACTCTAACTCTCTCTTTCTTGTATAAATCAAACCCGAGATCAATAGTAACATCAATAGTATCACCATCGACGACACGATTAATTTCTATGACTCTGAAGTTGTAACACGATTTCCTGCTGGGTGGAACCATTGCTCCCATAATTGACCTCCCTAGATTCTACTGATACGGCAATTCCTATAATTGTTGTTGCTGCTGCAATAACGGCACCAGCACCTGCAATCCACATTTCTGTTTTACGAATTCTTCCGCGCAATTCATTGAGTTTTTCCTCAGTCTTGTCTATACGACTGTGAACCATCTCAATACGACGAATTGCATTTTCTAAAGTACTATCAATAACAGAAACATCTTTTGTTTCTGCTTCAAGAGCATGAATTCTCTCACGAAAACTTTCAATCCTGCTTTCTAATACTGCAAGTTTGGAATCTTGTTCGGCATCCTTATTCGTTAGGTCGCTCATCTTCCAATTCCTCAAAAGCAAGTTTCATAATAGTATATATGTAATAACTTACTCCAATTAGAAGTATCACTAAAGATACAATAATACTCCAAGTAACATCATTAACGTCCGCGAGGGGGCGAAGGAACAGTTCCATCTTTACTATCTCTACTAGGAATCAATTGATAAGATAATTTATCTCTCAATCTATTTACACGTTCCTCATCAAATGTTGAGAAATATCCTCGTTTCTCAACATGTTTATAATAATGTAATGCATTTTGGATGATTGTAAAATCTTCCATATCTAAATCAAATTTCATTAGCAATCATTAAATACACTTCCAACTTCTGAACCAAGTTCTGATCCAATATTATTTCCCAAAAGACTTGCCCATCCTGCTGCCAACCATCCAACATATGGAATGTTCATTACTGCAGGAACAACCAGACCAGTTGTGATAGCACTACCTGCCATTGCACCCTGAGATCGTGCGCCAGCGTCCGCTATGGCGCATTCTACGTCTGCTGCAGACTTTCCCTCAGAATCTATTGCAGAACCTCCTTGAGTATTGCGGTATCCTTCTGCAGTATACTCATCTTTACGATATTCAATTCTCTTTTCAGATCCACCACCAAAGAAACCTTTTTTATTTTTATCTAAATCTAATGACCTCTCACTAGATAAAACCTTAGGGTCATTTGCTCTATATCTTACACTATATCCATCTTTTGTTACATCCAATTCATACGACGAATACTTTCCGTTGGGAATTTGTATGACTGGATGATTAATACTTTCTGTAGGTTTTAATAAATGACCTAAAACACCAATATGGGCAACGCCAATAGAAACTCCAGCAAACCAAAGAATGCCCCTAGTGATTGCTTTAGGTCTTAAGTTCATCTCTTTTCCTCCTCATCTTTTGTTTTTGGAACTGTTACTGCTGCTTTTGCTTTTTGTTGTCCACCATTACCATTACCATTAGATTTAGATGGAGTCACACCGAAAGTAGCTAGAGTTCCGGTAAAAACGCTGGCGATGAAAGTCGGATCAATTTTTTGTTGTGGGATACCTGGTATTGATACGTAATTCAAAGTCAATATTGCACCTGTCCATCCAAGAACTACTAGTCTTACTAAACTAGAAATTCCTTCTTCGTGCCAATTAAACTCATGATCATCATGCTCTTCTTTCTTTTTGTTTGGAAGCATTGATCTAAAAAATTTAGTCATGAATATTTATGGATTAAGAGCATCAACTGTTAAATTTGTACTGACAATTTTATTGTATTGCTTACAAAGTTCTTCACTTGATTCATGTTCCCATTTATGGTAGACATTCTTAAGTTGTTTTGTATAATCAGAACCGTCGCTATTTTTCATCTCATTAGCAACAATAGTTTTGATTAATACATCTCTTGTTAAGTTAGTCATTCTAGATTACTTGTATCCAACAAAGAGTTCCCAAATATAGAATGAAGAGAAATCTCACAGAACTCTTCTTGGCTGGTCTTCCTGAGTAGGATTTTATTATTTAGCAATAAATCCTTGTTCCTCTAACCACTCACGGGTCATTGGTGTTGGTTCATAATCAGTCCACATGGTTCCAGCAGCACAAGACTTGAGTGCTGCTGCAGTCATACCTTCAGTATGACCCGCCCAGTATGCTTCCTTTTCCCAGGGAATTGCATGGGGTTGAGATTGATAAGCACTCTTTGCGATTGCTTGATACATACTTGGAACATCTTCTTGGTTATGAATAATAGCAATAAAGTTGTTCTTGATTGTTCCCGCCATGCAATCCTGAGCAGCGTGCCATCCTTCATGACGCATCACTGACATCATAGTGCCAGGGCGATGCATATGAGCAACATTCAGAAAGAAGTTGTTGCCTACAGTGTGATAGACGCCGCGATGACCAATTGGGAAATATCGCATGTCTGCTAGAAAAACTTTAGCTCCGACTGCATTAAGTGATCGGACGAGAGAGTTAAACTCATCAGCAACAATACTGTAATCAATATCAGCAAGTTCCTTATTTTTATTGAGGTCAGAGACTGTTTTGAGTTCTTTGACATGATCGGTGCATTCCTGAAGTAACATGCAACCCTGAGCATGAGGAGTAAAATACTCGCTTTCTTTAATTGGGTCTGCTAATGCGGGAGCAGCAAGCGATGCTGCTGCAAGTAGACTAATAAAAAGTTTTTTCATGTGTAATAAGCCTCATAATATTTTACAATACCATTAGTATTTACATTACCTTGTGAAACCCAATCATGGACACATTCGTAAATACTCTGGTTAGTGTATCTAGGTGTTCCGTCAGAAGAAAGTTGACATCCCGTTTTCTTAAGGAGAATGTTAAGAGCACTGGTTCTCAGTGCCATTCTATCATCAGAATACCGCCAGTCTTGTTCAGTCATCGATACTGTTCCATTCCAGTGCCAGAGTTCCAACCCTCTTGGAAGTTCTCAGACCCACCCATAGATTGTTTTGTTTCATCTACAGTGTTCCAATTACTGGTTGCAATCTCATACATTTCTTGATGAATATTATCAGACTCAACAGTTTCAGTAGTTTGAGATTCTTTACGAATATCTTCGTGCAATCTTTCGGTTGCTTCTTGATAATCTTTTTGTTTATCGGACACAGGTGCTGATCCAAACCAAGGGTCATCTTCAAGAACTGCTGGTGCAGGAACACCAACATAATTTTCTGCATTTCCCAACCATCCATAACCTTGTGTGAAATGACCAGGACCACA